CTTTTTTGAGCAACGATTAGTATTTGCTGCAACATTAAATAATCCACAAACAGTTTATTTCTCAAAGTCTGGTGATTATGAAAACATGGATGCAAATATAGGTGGAACGATTGCAGATGATGATGCAATTATTTATACGATTGCTTCTAACCAAGTTAATGCTATTCGTTTTATGACAGCAACAAGAACTTTAATTATTGGTACAGCAGGTGGTGAGTTTGCAGTATCTGGAGGTGGTGCAGATAATGCTATTACTCCAACAAACATATTAATTAAAAAACAATCTAACCATGGTGCAGCAAACATAGATGCTATCTCTGTAGGTAACGCAACTTTATTTTTGCAAAGAGCTAGAAGAAAAATTAGAGAACTAGCTTACAACTTTGATGTTGATGGTTATGTAGCTCCAGACATGACAATCCTTGCCGAACACATTACTGAGGGTGGTTTAACACAAGTTGCATATCAACAAGAACCTAATCAAATTATTTATGCAACTAGAGAAGATGGAGAATTAGTAGGATTAACATATCAAAGAGAGCAACAAGTAACTGCTTGGCACAGACATATTTTTGGTGGAAGATTTGGTATAGCAACAATTACAGTTTCTGATTATGCAAATATTTCAACTGGAACTAAATTAACTTTAACAAAATCTGATGGCACAACTGTAGACTTTAATTCTACCACAGGAACTGCTGGAACTAATGAATTTAAAACTCAAACTAATAATGATACTACAGCAACTAATTTAAAAAATGCAATCAATGCTCATGCTAATTTTACTGCAACAGTATCTAGTGCAGTAGTAACTGTTACTGAAACTTCACACGAAGCAACAGGATATTTAACTATTAAAAGTTTTGATACTACACGACTAACTGCAACAAGCGAAGGTAAAGCAATGGTAGAAAGTGTAGCTGTTGTTCCTACAGATGATAAAGAATATCAAACATGGGTAATTGTTAAAAGAACAATAAATGGTACAACTAAAAGATATGTTGAATACTTAAATGAACTTGATTTTGACCAAACAGATAATACTACATTTAATTTTTTAGATAGTTCATTAAGCTATAGTGGATCACCAGCTACAAATATTTCTGGTCTAACACATCTTGAAGGTCAAGTTGTTTCTATATTAGCAGATGGTGCAACACACCCCAATAAAACTGTAAGCTCTGGTGCAATAACTTTAGATCGTGCATCAAAGAATGTTAAAGTAGGTTTAGCATTTACATCTTTATTGCAGACTATGAGAATAGATGCTGGATCACAAGATGGTACATCACAAGGTAAAACTAAAAGAATATATGATATTACAGTTAGAATGTTTGAAACAATAGGTATAGAGGTAGGACCAGATTTATCAGAGATGGAAAGAATACCTTTTAGAACTTCTGCTAATTTAATGGATGAAGGTATACCTCCATTTACAGGAGATAAAGAAGTAGAGTTTAGAGGAAACTACGAGACAGATGGTTTTATTTATGTTAGACAAACTCAACCTTTACCTTTTACAATTTTATCGTTATACCCAAGGTTAGTAACAAATGATGGATAACATACTACATATAGTGCCTTATACTGCACAGCATGGACAATTTATTTTATCTCAACAAATGAATCATAAAGTATTAGAAGCAGATAGACATTATATTAATGTTGATGGTGATGCCAAAAACTTAGAACAAGATCATTTATCTTTTACAGGAATGGTTGGATCAAAACCTATCTTTGCTGCAGGAATGAAAATTATTTGGGGTCAAGTTGCTGAAGGTTGGGTGATTGCAACAAGCGAAATGTGGAAACATCCACTTGGTGTAGCTAAAGCAATTAAAAAAGATTTTGCAAGAGTTGCTAAAGAAAATAATATTACTAGAGTTCAATCTGCAATTAGAAAAGATTTTAAAGAAGGTCAAAGATTTGCAGAGTGGTTAGGTTTAGAAAAAGAAGGTTTGATGAGAAAATGGGGATTTGATGGCTCAGACCAATATATGTATGCGAGGTTATTCTAATGGCTCCAGCAGCAGCATCAGCATTAACAACAGCAGCTCCTTATGCGGTAGGATTTTTAGGTGCAGCAAGTTTTGCTCAACAAAGAGCAGCAGGAAAATATAATGCAGCAGTACAAAATAGAAATGCTTTAGTTGCAGAACAAAAAGCAGAAGCTATAGAAAATCAATTAACACTTGACTTAGCATCTTTTAATAAAAAATTTATTCAACTTGAAGGTTCAACTAAAGTTAATACAGCTAAGTCTGGAGCAGTAATAGGATCGGGAACAGCAAAAAATATTGAAATGGCAAATTTATTTGAAAAAGAAATACAAGAAAATATTATGAAATATAATGCGGAGATAGGAAAAACTCAAGCATTTGAACAAGCAAATTTTTATCGTATTCAATCTAATATAGAAAAACAAAAATCAAGAATGGCACAATTAAGAACAGTATCTGAAGTTGGTGGATCTTTATTAACAATGGCAGGATAATATGAGAAATTATAAATCAGAATATAAAAATTATCACTCTAAAACAAAACAAAAAAAAAATAGAGCTGGTAGAAATACTGCAAGAAGAATTATGAAAAAAAAACTTGGTAATAGTATATTGGGTAAAGATATAGATCATAAAGATAGAAACCCTAGAAACAATAGTAGAAGTAATTTAAGAGTAAGATCTAAATCTTCTAACAGATCAAGGAATACATAATGCCAAAGATACCTACATTTATAGCAGAAGGAAGAATAACAGCAGAACCGACAGGTGTTATAAGTAATAGTAATGTTTCCTTAAATGATACTGTATCACAAGCATTAAAACCTATAACAGATTTTGCAACAAAGGCTTATGTTAAAGAAAAAAAACTAGAAGCAGATAATAAAGCATATGCATTGTTAAGTGATATGTATATAGACCAAAAAGATGCAAATGGAAATATTGTTCAAAAAGGTTTATTTACTATTCAAAGTGAAACAAAAAATAATGGTAATCCATCTGAAGCAGCATCTTATAATGATCAAGAAACAAATAAACTATACGAATATTTTAAAAATAATAAATTTGATGGTGTTGATAATTTTACACAAAAAGCTATTCAATCTAAATATTTTTCAACAGCAGGAATTTTAAAAACAAAATCACTAGAAGGATCTAGAAATACTCAAATTACAGATTCTACAAAAATAGATGAAGATTATATTTCTAAAGAAGCCTTAGTATTAAAAGATGTTGGACCAGTTTATTTTGAAATTTATAACAAAAAAGTTATAGACAAAATAACAGCTAATACTAATTATGATGATGGTCAAAAGAAAATTTTAATAGAAGCATATACTAAATTTGGTGCAGCAACATTAGCTGAATCAATGGTAAACAATCAACCTATGCTATTTAAACAAGCATTAGAAAGTGGACAATTTGATATTCTTAATCCAGAGGAAAAAAATAAATTAATTGCAACTGCTGATGCAAATATATTGCAAAGTAAATTTGGTGCATTAACATCAGCATTAAATTTATCACCCGATGCACCACCCGATCTTTTAACAAAAGCCTACGATGAAATTAGCAAAGGTACTTTTGGCGGTAATCAAGATTTGCAAAAATTATATCAAAGTTTGTCAACATCAGAAAAATCAGCATTTACCACTTATTATAATAAAAAAGCTAGAGCATTAAAAAATGATATGCAATTTAGTATTTTAGCTCAAAATCAAATAGTAAAAGCAGAAACAGCTCAAGAGTCAAAAAAAATTATAGAAGATATGGAAAAAGAAAAAGGAATTTATGATCAAAAAATTGATCAATTATTTGGAAAAACTCCTGTAATATTAGAACAATTTAAAGAGCTAAATGAAAAAGTAATTAATACTGAAGGTAAATCTATTTCAAGTTTTAATACAAATTCTCAAATAATTAATTTAGTTGTTAGCGATGAAATTAATCAAGTAACAGATAAATTTTTATTACCCGGAGAAACTGGTGAAGGAAAATCAATTATAGAAAGATATGAAAATGGTGTTAGTTTAAAAGATCTTACATTTTTAAGTTCAATTATTGATTCACAAAATAAAAATCCAGAAACTTATTCTGAAATGAAATCATTTTTTAATTTTATAGATTATTATAAAATGCCAGTTCAAGGATCTCCTGTATTACAAGGCATTGATCCCGGCTTAGACGATAGATTAAATAATTTTAAATATGTAATGTACGAAAGATATATTAATGGTATTCAAAATGGAATACCTGCAAAAACTTTAACTGATCCATTAAAAAAAGAATTTATTGGAAAAGATGTTTTAAACTTTATGCCTAATGCAAATAAAGTTTTTAAAGATATGATTGATCAAATTAAAAAAAATAAATCATTTGATTTAAGAACAGATGCTAAAAGATTACCCGGTGAATCTACACAAGATTATTTAAAAAGAATAGGATTAGCAAAATGACAACTTTGACTACGCAACTAGAAGCGTTAGAACAAGGAGGATTTTCTACAGATGAAATTAATACTTGGAAACAAGATAAAGTATTAACATTAGAAAATG